CGAGGAACATATGCAAATGCAAGCGCATCGGATGGACGATGTCTCCATCTATCCAGAGAGACCGCAACAAAAGCATGTGAGGTTCGAAGAGGAAAGTTCGCCGGTCAAGGATACGCACAAGGTGATTCTGTTGGCCATGTTGTTCTTCCTCTTGTTTAGCGACTTAAAAGTCAAAGCCTATATCCTCAATATTTTGGCGGTGGTCTTTGGCGACCATTTCCGCGATCCCGTTGGCGGCATTTCCAAGGTAGGTATACTGGTCTATTCCATCGTCTTTGGCTCGGCTCTATTTCTGAGTATTAGCGTGATTGACCTATCTGCAGTGAAGCTTCCATTTTAGATACATCCAATTCTCATTCTATCTAGATTTTATGTCTGCTAGATATAATGGACAAGGTCGCATTCCTTTGTCTCACTTACAAGGGACTCCTTCATGAAAAAACAAAGGCATGGTTAAAAGGAAAACCGGTCTATCTGAACACCAAAGAGCCTCTTTCGAAATCGTCCTATACGGTCATGTCGGTCCCGACCGAATGGGGCAAACGGAGTATGGTAGACGCCACCCTCGAGCTACTACGGATCGCGTATGAACACGAACATGAATGGTTCATGTTGTTGTCTCACGATGCATATCCTCTCGTCTCTTACGAAGCGTTACAAAAGGGATTGGACACGTCCAATAAATCCATGTTTCATGGGATGGGTCAAAATAGCATCGGCACAGAATGGAAGACCAGTCAGTGGTGGTGTCTCTCGAGACAAGATGCGGGGCTACTCTTACAACATCATAGAGAATACGATGCCTATCTAGAAGCCTGTCCCTATAAAACCACGGCGGCTTCAGATGAGCTGTATTTTTTAAGTTGTCTCAAGTTTATACAGCCCGCGTATACGTATACAGAGAAAAAGACTGTGTATGTAGACTGGCTCACACGCGGCGTTCAAAAGCATCCCACCACGTTTGGGAAACTATTGGAAGGAGACTTGGAACGCATGGAGGGGTCTTTTTTCTTGAGAAAGACAACCCCCTACTTTACCCCGACTCTACATGTCCCGAAGAATCGTTTGGTCTTGAAACTGTTTGGAGACAAAAGTGATCCCTTGATTCAAGAAGTCCCGGATGACACGGACCTCATCTTGGTGTCCATGGTCAAAGAGATACCGGACGCAATCTTAAAACGTTGCTTACGGGTCTATTTTACTTTTTATTCAAATGCAGAGATGGCTATCCGTGAAGTATTGGACCGAGTCCCTCCTATATGGAACAGCATCTTTGTGATGCCGGAGAAACCATTGGCGCGTTCCATACAGCCTTTTCCCTATTCTTCCCCCTTGCGAATGGACACACTCTATCGATTCAAACAACCCAAAATTGCTTTTTTATTCTTGACGATTGGAGATGTGCATCAACCTGAAGTGTGGACTCGTTATTTCGAAGGGTTCAAGGGAAAATACAGTGTCTATAGTCATCCCAAGTTTCCCGAAAAGGTCCAGACGAAATGGTTGAAAGAGGCTCTTATTCCGAAACGAGCCGAGACTGGATGGGGATTTATTACTCAAGCGTATGAATATTTACTTCGAGAAGCCATGAAAGACCCAACCAATATCAAGTTTGTCACGATTAGTGAGTCGTGTATCCCACTGAAGCCCTTTGAACCTTTTTACCATTATTTGAAAAAGGATGATGAACGAACATCCTATGTCAAATTCATGCGACTCAGTCAATACGACCGTGAAGCTCGCATCGAGTCTCAGCCTCGTTTTCAATCCATCCCCTCTTTTCAAAAACATTATGCGCGTATGTGTTTGTCTCGGTATCACGTGAACAAGCTCCTCAAAAGCCCCCATCTAGACTTTTTCCATCGCATGCATGTAGGTGATGAGTTTTTCCTCTCGTCCATCGGAATTGTCCCGAACGAGGACTTTGTCAAGCCCATGGAAATCACGTTTGATAACTGGGAAGATACCAAATCCAAATTGTTGAAACTCAAAGAAGAGAACCAGACCTTGGGACAGAGTCTGCTTGAGAAGGATTTGTATCGACGAAACAAGGCATTACAAGAAGAGATTGGTAAGAACCCTAAAACCTATACTACCATTACGACGGAAGAAATAGAAACGGCTCTACACATGGAGTCTTTCTTTTGGCGTAAGTTCACTGCGGAACCCTTGCCGTGGACGGCGGGGACATTGTCCATCTTGGCAAAAGAGTCGCCTTTGCCATCTAAACCGCGCGAAAACTTTCAAACCAGAAAGAAAAAAGGCACGGCTAACCGCACACGTAATTCAAAGGGTAAAGGTTCACGTTTATAAGCTCTCCGAGCTGTTTTCGATGGCATGACGGAACGCATAGGCTGTGGATACATGAGGAGGCTCATAGTAATAGACCAACCAGACACATCCTACAAGAAACAGCACAATGTCCCATGGAATTTCACTCTGAGGGACAAGGGGTTTCACAGGAACCACAACAGGTGCGACAGCTTCGACGGCTTCAGAAGATGACTCTTGCGATGCGTCATCCGCTGGGTCATAATCTTCATCTTCCTCATCCTCGTCTTCCTCTTCCTCGGAGACGGGCTCCGCGAGTTCCCGTTCCTTCTCTAAGGAATCCACGCGCTTTTCAAGGACCTCAATCTTTCGTTCAAGAACATCCAACAACCTGCATTGTTTCTTGTGGAAATGATAAGGGTCATCCTCCAGTAACTTAATCTGGATGTTCTTGCGAATGCGGTCGGACCGGCGAAGTTGGTGTTTTCCGTTTTGGTTCATGACTTTCATCGTTTGTTAAGGTCTCCTTGGTCAAAAAGGTCAAATCAATTTTTTTATAATGTTTACAATTTCGTCTTTGTCTTGTTCTTTTTGGTGGGTCGATAACGAAAGAATAACTCTTTGTATTTACCCGTCTTCTTGTAGAGGCTAAATTTGGCACCTCGACGTTTACGTATGTCCTCCAGCGAAGGTTGATAACCAATACAAGGCATACGGAACCGTCTCATCTGTTTTGTTTTCTTATCCTTGCACGCCGTGAGCAAGGCACAAGATAACAAGAGGTATTCCGAAGGAAGGGATGGAATATTCAAAAACGTCATTCCATAATACGTGGAAAGTATCGTGTCATAACTTGCGATTTTAAACCGTTTCCCATATCTCTCTAGGAGATTATACGATTGGCAAGAGTCGAGAGAAACAATATACAGCATGGGCACCTGTTCAAAAGATACCTCACATACACGACTGAACTTGTTCTGATAGAAATGGGTCGTATATGTTGTATCCCGGAATAGAGCCAAGACCTCGTCGGGGTCTTCTGTAAAGACCATGACATTTCGTGGATGTTTTTGACGATATTCTACTGGAAACATCGTATGGTAGTAGGTTAAACCAAACTCGCCAGCCAAGACAAACGGTTGTAGACGCTGTATCAATGTCTTGAAAAAGGGTGGAGGAGGTTCATTCTGCTTCAAGGCTTTGTCTCGGAGAGTCGGATGTTCCTCTTCCAACAATTGTAGTCGTTTGTAGATTTTGCTCCATCTGCCCACATCCCCCAGTGGACGAGACAATTCCAGATACAAGCTCATTTTCAAGTAACTATAAGGAACATAGTGAATCCCTTCTATCTTGTGCGAGGATTTCAACAATACCTTGTACAAGGGTTCTTCTAGTTGAGTAATGTCCACCAACGGAACAAAGTTGACAAAGATTTTATACGTGCCGTCAAACATGGCCGACTTGACGTCTACCTCGTCTGTGTGTTGAGACAATTCTTTGGCCAATTGTTTACAATCCCGAATGGCGTTGGAAGAAAAGAAGTCGTAATCTGGAATATCCCATAAGCTATAAAATTGCTTTTTCTTGGGTAAATAAAGGTTCAGGGCATGTCCTCCGTATCCAATCAGCTTGTTTCGTTTCATGTATTTCTCCACAATGTCAAAGACTTCCGGTTTCATGTATTTTAGTCGAGTAATCCCATGCTGTATCTTGAGGTTTTCCTCCACGGCTTTATCCAAGTCACTCATTGTATATCCTGTCTAAAAAAGTTATGTCCCATTAGGTGATGACACTCTCTGGAAAGGGTTTAAAGGCGGACTCGGCAAAATACGCATTGTATGCGTCCAAGTATTTGTCCTTGGTCTGAAAGTTCATTCCAATGAATTGGATGCCTAGTGGGAATCCAAGGCTAAAGTCATAGTTGTCACTGGAAGTTTTCAAATCGGGATAGAGTATGGTCAACGGGTTACGTTTGCGTTTGTTCTCGTCGTAAACGTCCTTGGCGCGTATGATACGATTTTCCATGGTGCCAAAATTCACCATGGATAGGTTGCTTAGATTACTGGATTCGTAACCCAACAATCCAGTGGTGTCCACCATGATAACAACCTTTCCAATAAATTGTTTTAGGGTGGTCTGATTTATGGACTGAACGTCTGTAAACAGTAGATTACCTGCTATATTCCCGGTTCCAAAGGAGGATTGTAATACATCATACATCTTATCGTATGTTTTTTTATGTCTACTTTGAATCCGAAAAATGAGGAACAGGGGGTCCGTCGTATTTGGACAATTGATGCTATCATGCATAAAGGACCGTTTGACTTGCTGCATCACTTCTGAAAAGGGCAGGCTATTGTATTCCTCCTTATAGAGTGGACTCACAAACGAGGACGCAGAAACGACGGGTTCTTCATTGAGCGAAAAGATGGTAAAATCGAGTGCTCGAACTCCTTGCTTGGCACAATTGATGAGGGCACACAAATCCACATAATCGTTTTTGAATTCACCGGCACAACAACAGTTGTAGGCCGTCTTCACATAGACCTTGTTCAACGAGACATCTGCTTTGAACTTAGTCAAGGGTTTGATAGAGGTTTGTTTCTCGGTTTTACTCAACACATTACACCGATAACTTCTTTTTTTCAAGCTTACAAAAACATACAGGAAAAAAAATAAAAGGAATAGAAATATCGCGATAGGCACTCCTGGGCTCGCGGAAACCTTTTGTAAGACTCCATTGACTTGGTCCATATGTTTCCGGGATAAAAAAAGGTTTTAACTAAGATTTAAATAAACAAAACTATATAGAAGAGCATGGGTGGCGGTTTATTGAATATCATCTCGTATGGAAACCAAAATGTCATCTTGAATGGAAACCCAAGTAAAACCTTTTTCAAAACGGTCTATTCTAAATATACAAATTTTGGTATGCAAAAATTTAGAATCGATTACGAAGGGTTACGTTCCTTAAAATTAAATGAGGATACCCATCTCACATTCAAAGTGCCTCGAAATGGCGACCTCTTGATGGACGCGTTTCTGGCATTTAATTTGCCCGACATTTGGAGCACCATGATACAGCCTGCGTCGACGCTGGATAAATGGAAGAATTACGAATTTCGATGGATAGAACATATCGGCACAAACGCCATTCGACGGGTTCGTTGTCTCATCGGTGGCCAGGTCATTCAGGAATTTTCCGGAGAATACATCAAAAATATGGTAGAAAGAGATTTCGACAAGAGCAAAAAGGATTTATTTCTTCAAATGATTGGGCATGAACCTGAATTATACAAGCCAGAAATAGCGTATGGTCGACCCAACCGTTACCCCAATAGTTATTACATCAAATCGGTTCCCACGCAACCTCTGGGTATGTCGAATCCCTCTATTCCGGGTCGAACCATCTATGTCCCGCTTCATTTCTGGTTTATGAACTCTTCTAAAATGGCATTACCCATGGTGTCGCTCCAATACAACGAGGTAACCATTGAAGTGGTCATGCGCCCCATTCGCGAATTGTTCACCATCAACGACGTGACCTCGACCCCCTTTCAAGAAACCCCCGTGAGACCGAACTTTATCAAGGAAGCTCACGCGCTCTATCGTTTTTTACAACCGCCCCCCTCGATGCTTTTACGAGAGGCAGACTACACCAACAAGGCCACTACATGGAACGCAGACGTCCATCTCATCTCTACCTTTGGATTTGTCACGGAAGAAGAGTCCAAGGTTTTTGCGAAAGAAGACCAAAGTTATTTAATCAAAACCGTCAAGGAAGACGTTGTGCAACAGATTACAGGAACCAATCGTTATCGTCTCGACTCGAATGGATTATCTTCGAATTGGATGTGGTTTTTTAGAAGGAACGATGTATACGAACGGAATCAGTGGTCCAATTATAGCAACTGGAAATATGACAAATTGCCCTACAACCTAGTGGAAGCACCCGTGGACTCGTATATTGTCAATGAAGTATCCTTTGGTCCCGGTTTGGACTTTTATGCGAGCGACCTCGAAAACCAGACGGTCGTTGTTGCCAATAAAAACTTTGTATGTGACTATTTTACCAACGAGAACCGAAAGGATATTATGACCAAGTTCTCTATTATACTGGATGGAAAATATAGAGAGGTTGACTTTGAGACAGGTGTGTATAGTTTTATTGATAAATACAACTACAGTCGAGGACATTCCAATCCCGGATTATACGGTTATAGTTTTAGTCTCAATACATCTCCACAAGAATTACAGCCTTCTGGTGCGATTAATCTGAGCCGTTTTAAGACGATTGAACTCGAGTTTACGACCATCTTGCCGGAGATTAACCCGGGGTCTGCTTTCAATACCATATGTGACGAAGAAGGAACCATTCTTGGCGTAGAACAAACAGGTAGTTTATACCATTATGACTATAGCCTTTTTTTCACAGAGGAACGATACAATGTCTTGCGTGTCAAAAGTGGATATGCGGCGTTGTTGTATGCACAATAAAAAAATAACTATACTTATTAATGGCCGAAATAAATCTTAGGTTGCCCTTGAATACCTCTTGGACACCTGCTATCTCAAAAAATGAAGACAATTACAAAGGCACCTGCAAAGGTCCGGGTGACGTAAACATTTCAGTGGAATATTGTGACGTGAAAAAGACGGAGAATGAGTTTATCGTGACAAGTGGTCCAGTCTCGATAGATGGAACCTCAAAGATAGTGTTGTCTTTTCCACAGGGGTCGTCTAAACAAAACGAGACAAAATACCGAACCATTGAGATGGTGGATTACACCTTTAGTGGAGTATTTACAGAGGTCCTAACGCCGACGCTTACCCTTACCGTCGCAAGTGGAAACATCACCATTCAATATCCAGACAAGGAGGACAAGGCGCGTTGGAATCAGACCATTGACGTGACCAAAGAAGCTATCATGGGGCAACTCAACGAGCAGTTTAAAATGTCCACGTTACAATCCTTACAATCCTTGGTGATTGTCTTTCTTAAAGATGCCCTTATTCTTCTTATTTTCTGGGTTCTCTTGCTTACCTTGGGCGCATGGTTCTCCGTGGATGCGAAACTACTCTATCCATATGATTTGAATGGATTTCCATTTGTCTCCATTTCAACGGGGACCGACCATAATCTGTCCGTGACCGATGAAACGAGTGGTTCTTATTGCAGTAGCATGAGCGAGGAACAAAAAAAGCAAATCGAGATTACGATGAAAGGTATCGACAACGAATATCAAAAGGACCCTACCCTGAAACAAAAGGTGGCCTTGTTGAACCCTGTCATGGCGAGTCTATCTGCTTCCTCTATTCCTCGCTATATTTTAACCTTTCATCAGTATTGCAGCACCACCTCCAGCACAGACAATGCCGCATCCGTTTTTTTATATTGGCTCTCTTATCTCATTCTACATCAATATGTGTATATTAACTTCTCGTTGTTTCAAATTCATCAACTGTTCCATCAAGCGGCGGATATTGTGCCGGAGAAAGGGTTTGCTGTAACCATTTTCGTGGTCTTATTTGCGGCCTTTCTGATGGGGGCTGTCTATGCCACCTATCCCTTGAATCTCGAAGTTCAGAAACAAACCAAAGAATATTTTACCGATTTTCCAACTTCTATCCGTGAAAGTCTTGTCTCGGTTTTGACCCACATCATTTCATTGGGGCTGTTTTTAGTGACTCCCTTGTTTATACTCCTCTTCCTCACCGCCTTTATCGGGAATGCGTATGCTCTGGTTTCTATCATGTTTAATTCAAATTCAGTCGAATGTATGTTTTTATCCTTCATCACCATCATGACAAGTCTTCAGTTCATGTTTGATATCATTGCCCTAGCCCTGGAGGGAAATTTCAAATTCAATAAGGTGTTCCATATGATCAAGGGCATGTTCAATACCACTACGGTAGGATTCAAAGAGATTCTCGTATTTCTGGGTTCCTTTTTTGGTATATTGATACCTTTTAGCACCGCTCTACAATTCAGTCTCTCGTTTATAGGTTCATGGTTTGTCTCGGCTGCATCCTTCTTGCCTCTTATGGGTAAGAGCTTGTCTACCTTTTCACTCAGTCTTGTCCTTGCCCTCTTGTATATGCTCGTCTATGATACCGAAAAAATATTGGGTCCTTACTTCTCCTTCATGACCGTAATCATCATTTTCTTGTATTTTGGATTATCTTATATGTCCTAAATGTGATAAAATATATTCTTATCGTATGAACTATCTAGTGGAAGCCATTCTGGTGGGTCTCTTTTGTGTCTTTCTTTACTGGGGGTTACAGTGGATTAAACCCTTTCTTCTCTTACTCTTTGTATTAGGTGTCTTGAAACATAGTCTTGGTTATGCTTCTGGAATAGAAAGTCTATATTGTAACTATGGACAAGCCTGTAAAGCAACCCATCCACTATTCAGGACAGAAGCCTATACCGATAGACTCTTCCTTGAGAGCCTTATGGAAGGCATTGCCTTTGTCTCGGTTGGACTTTTGTTTTATGGTGTTACCTCTAAAGTATACATCGTATTCCTGATCGGTTTCTTTTTACATCTACTGGCAGAATTCAGTGGACTACACACGGAGTTCTGTGAAAAGAATTGTCGAAGAACATCTCCTAAAACAGTATAAGTATTTTACCGTATAGGTATCCAATGTCTCGACCAAGAGTAAGTCTGTGCACGCCCACGTTCAACCGTCGCCCCTTTATCCAGGCCATGGTTCAATGCATCTTACAGCAGAAATATCCGAGACATCTCATGGAATGGATTATCGTAGACGACGGGACAGACAAGATTGGAGATTTGGTGAAGGATATTCCTTTTGTCAAGTATATCGCACTGGAAGAACGAATGTTACTTGGGAAAAAAAGAAACTTCATGCATCAACAGTGCACCTTTACCGAGGACAGCGCGATTGTGGTCTATATTGATGACGACGATTATTACCCACCCGAACGAGTGTCTCATGCGGTAGATAAACTGGTCCATTCCAAGGTGGAATGTGCCGGTTCGAGTGAGTTGTATTTATGGTTTAACGACTTGGAGAAAATGTACAAGGTCGGACCATATGCTCAAAACCATGCCACTGCCGGGACCTTTGCCTTTAAGCGGTCCTTGTTGAAGACCTGCTCGTATGAAGAAGATGCCATTCTTTCGGAAGAGAAACATTTCCTGAAAGATTACACCATTCCTATGGTCCAGTTGGACTCCAAGAAAACGATTCTCGTGGTTTGTCACAGTCAGAATACGTTTGACAAACACCGGGTGATTCAAAATGAGAGCAAGTATTGCGTCGAAAGCTCCCTCACCATTAAGCATTTTATCAAGACACCAAGCCTCTATATGTTTTATACCCAAGGGATGGAAATCGAGTTGGCCAAGTATAATCCCGGAACGATTGCCTACAAGCCTGAAGTCGTGGAAGAATTGAAACGTCGAGACGAAGAATCCAAACAATCGGGACCTCTCTTGCAGTTTACGACCAAGGACGGACGCACTGTAAAAGTTCACGCGGAACAACTGATGCGAATGTTACAACAAAAGAGCGAAGAATGTAACGAGCTTCAAAAAGAAAATCATCGTTTGAAAGAACTCAATCGTATCCTCATTGAAAGTAAGCGCCCAGCCTAGCCAACTCGGTATCACTCAAGAGGTTTTTCTCAAAACGTCGTTGGTAGAGTTCACGCTTGCTCAGGTTTAGGCGAGCACACAGCATGCGGATGAATGTCTGATTGTTGTATTCATTGCTGTATTTGGTCAAAATCTTCGTGAACCTATATTCTTGGATTCGCTTTGGAGACGTGGATAGATTCACGTATAGATGATAATTGTGTAAGATTTTCATGTAATAGGTCATTTCGTTGTAAATCCACAACTGTTTTTGAAAACTAATACGGTCGTAATAATCTCCCATACAAATGTTCTTTAGAAAGCTCTCATAAAAGGCAAAATCTTTGTCCGTTTTGAGCACATCAATAATGTTCTCATGAAACAAAAGAGATTGGGTTGCCTTTTCTGTTTCCATCACCGTATCCTCTACCATTTCCTTTTTCATTATTTTTTGAATACACCCTTGAACATTCATCTCATGACGGTTCAACTGACTCTCCAAGGGTGGTTTCAAGGTTATCACATTCGAAAGTTTCATGATTTCCTTGATTTTCTTCTCGTGAACATTGGACCCGCATAAGATGATGGAGAAATGTCTCGTCTTTTTCTTCTTATCCTCTTGTTTAAATTCCTTGAGCAATAAGGTTAAAAATTTCTTCTCGTGTGTGTGGATAATATCAATGTTGTCAATCACGCAAATACATTTGTGGTCAATCGTATGCAACATGTCCAGGATAGAGGGCTTCATTCGCTTCAAGATATCGTCATAGTCTTCGATATCTTGCATCGAGACAAAGAGGGTATTCGGTAAGTTTTTTAATAGGGTCGTCTTTCCGGAACCCGAAACGCCTGTTAGATAAATAGGTTTCGACGATTTTAAATACAACTGAAGTTGTTCCATCTAGGCAATTATTCAAGTTTGCTTTAACTAAAAACCGTTAAGGATTCCGCTTAAAAACATATATTCGGGTCATTGGTAATTCCATCCCAGGATACACCACATTGATTGCCCCATTCCTTCTTTTTGCACATCCCACTGAAAGGTCCAGTGCCTTTCACGTTGTAAGCAGCACCTTGGGGATTAATCATCTTACAGACCGAGCTTGAATTGTTAAAGATGGCATCGTTCTGTATACAGAACCCATTCGCATTTAAACTATAGTAATCTGGACACGTGGATATGTTGCCTGGAAATTTTTGTTTTTTATTCATGTTGGACAAGATGGTGCCTACAATCGCCAACGTAATCACCAACACGATGATAAATGCAATCAATACGGTCGAGTAAAAGTCCATTAGAATAGAAAAATAAAATATAATATATATAAAGCCATGACATCCAACGGAAGAGTTGACCTCTTTCAATTACCCAGTGGAACACCCCTCTTTTTACAAGAAAAGGTGTGCACGGTTCAGAAAACCAATTTCTCCAACGCCATGAAATACAGTCTCGAAAATACGCATCTCTCGGTAACGTTTTTTTCGCCAGAGAACGTCACTCTCGTGGAAAGTGGCATCAAAAAGGAGGTCTATCGTCTATCCAATGAAACCCACTTGATTGATAAACAAGACTATGACCAGTTATACATGATTATGCGCAGCCTCTTTTTGGAACATGCGAGACATCAAGAGGGGAATATTCCTAAACAAATTGAAGAACTAAACCGACGAGTCATTCAATACTGTGCACCTCGCATCTTGACCGAGATTGTCAGTTACATTCACTATAAAAAAGATATATCTACGCTGGTTGTCCCGCTAGACAAACCTAAATCTGTATCGAAAGACAAATCGATTGAATTCAAGCGATTCTTTTAGAGCAACCCTTTCAAGGAGATAAGTTCCTTCTTCCACATCTCCTCAATGGTCGTCTCCATAATCTTCTTGTGTTCTAGCTCCTTCTCATGAAATTGTCGTTTCAATGTCTCGACATTTTCTTTACAGACGCTATCCATGGTCATCTTGATGAGATAACGGAAGTCGTCCATGGGTGTATATCCTTTGGTGCGAAGCAATCCACGAATTTCGTCCGTCGTCTTGCGTCGCAGGTCAATCGTTTCCTCCAGTAATTCCGTAATGTATTTAAACTTATTGCTCAACAAGACAATCTCTTCTTGAAGTGCTGCCAAAAGGTAATCCTTTCGTGTCTGATAATAGGGCAATCGAACCTCGATAAACTCGTCACAGATTTCATGGACCTGATGGTAATGGACCAATTTCTCGTGTTGATTAAACAAATTCATGTTGTTGGTCGATAAGTAGGTGTAAAGCTTCAGCGTTTTACAGAGTTCTTCTGGCTCTTGCTCAGCCTGCGTCGTGAGCTTAATCAGGACTTCTTTGTCCGTAGACAAGTCCTTGTATTCTTTGAGGACGCCTTCGTCCACCAATTTCTCCAGATGAAGAATGTAATCCTCGTTCCAGGTCCCAATCGGAAGTTCGGTAATCTCTACCTTGTTCTGTTTCTGGACAAAGACTCCCTTGCTGATAAACCTCTTGTCATTTTCCCGCACGATGGAACCTTTGAAGCCTCGATAGTAAGGGATAAAGTCCGAGTTGACGGGCTTTTCATCAAGCTTGGCAAGAATGTAGTCAATCAGTTGAATTGGATGATAACAAAGGATTTCCGAACTGAACCCTGTGCCAATACCTCGAGAACCGTTGACCAACACCATGGGTAGAATCGGAAGATAGAAGACGGGTTCTACCTTCGAGCCATCGTCGTCCAAATAGTTCAAGATGGGGTCGTCCTGAACCGAGAAGATGGTCCTCGTAATCTTTTCCAACTTGGTAAAGATATACCTCTCGGACGCACTGTCCTTGCCACCCTGTAGACGTGTCCCGAACTGACCATTTGGACTAAACAGATGAATGTTATTGGACCCCACGAAATCCTGCGCCATGTTCACAATGGCACCATTCAAGCTGGCTTCCCCGTGATGGTATCCACTGTGTTCCGAAACATAGCCACTGAACTGAGCCACCTTGATTTCCTGCGTCAAGTTCTTTTTGAAAGCACTATACAATATTTTACGCTGAGACACTTTTAGACCATCCATCAGGTTGCAGATAGACCGGTCGCAATCGTATTTGGAGAAGTGAATCATTTCTTTGTTGATAAAGTCACTCACCGAAATCTTCTTGTCTCGGGTATCCACCTTCAGGTCCCTCTGATAACTGGAGAGCCAGGTCTTTCGCTCGTCCGCCTTTTTCTTGTTAAAGAGCATATCCATGGTGGACGTGTCGTCTTCGTGTGTGCAGAATTCGACAATCCGCTTTTCTTTAAAATACTCTTTGAATTCGGCGCCCGTGCTGGTGCCCAAACCCTTGTAATACTTAATCTTCCATCCCGTGTTGGCCTCTTTCCATTGGTCGTAGTCTTGCTCGTTGTAAAAGCACAAGGTCTTGGGACCCTTGGACGCCTTCAGGATGGGTGTATTCATAAACCCCATGAATCCTTCGATCCGCAAAAGCGACGGCCACAAGCATTCAAAGACATTCATGCCCAGACCTTTGATGTGACTACCGTCGAGGTCCTGGTCGGTCATGAAGAGGATTTTTCCATAACGCAGCTCGTCAATCGTCTCGTAGGTCTTGCCGATTTCCAGTCCAAGGATTTTCTTGATTTCAATGATTTCCTTGTTCTCGTTAATCTTTCGCAACGTCTCCCCGCGCACGTTCAAGAGTTTACCTTTCATCGGATAGACCCCTAGAATATTACGGTCCGAAGGGGAAAGACCCGAAAGGATACCTGCTTTGGCCGAGTCTCCTTCACACAAGATGAGGGTGCATTGTTTCGACTGTTTCGTTCCCGCAAAATTGGCGTCCACCAGCTTTGGAATACCCCGAATGGTCTTGGACTTGTTTCCGTCACTCTTCTTGAGCTGTTTGAGTTCCTTTTGCTCTGCCATCTCGCACGCATTTTCCATGATACCCAGTCCCGCCAACTTTTCAATGAACTTGTCGCTCACGACGCAACTGGTTCCGAACTTGGTCGAGGGCGTCGTGAGACACTCTTTGGACTGACTGTCAAAGGACGGGTTTTCAATGGTGCAATGGATAAAGAGTGTCATGTGTTCACGTAAGATAGAGGGTTTAATCTCCATCTTTTTCTTTTTCAAGATATACGCTGTCAGTTTCTTCAAGATTTGTTGAAGGAGATAATCCACGTGTTTGCCTCCCTTGTAGGTAAAGATACCGTTCACGAAGGAGACCTGTCGAGACTCGTCGCTGAGACAAGCCACATAACTCCATCCTTCCTGTGCCTCGGCTACCTTGTCTGCCTCGCTATACAAAGAGACGTATTGTTGAAAGTCCTTGACCTCGACCGGCACGTCGTTGTATTTCACCTTGACCTCCTTGCTCGTGATACCGGCAATATCATAGACGCGCCGCTGAAAGAGCGACACCATGGTAGAGGTCAACCCTTCCATCCCCAGACGTTTGTAGTCAGGCTCAAAGCTCACTTGGGTATAGGGTTTCTTGGAGCAGGCAACCACCTTGGGTGGATGAATGACATCTAAGTTCTTCTCAAATACCTGAGTATACTTTAGTTTCCGACCTGAGTCTACTGTTTCAATCATACCCCACGTCGACCAAATCAACACCAATTTGAAGCCAAATCCATTCTTTCCTCCGGTTGTTTTCTGTTCTTCCTTGTTGTAATTCGTAGAGGTTCGCAAGTGAGCAAAGATGAGCTCAGGAATCCACGTATCATACGTCGGGTGTTTTTCCACGTCAATCCCTTCGCCATTGTTCAACAAGGTAATACGGTTGTTCTCAATCGTCACTTGAATGCTCGTGACCACCTCTACAGCAGGATTCGTCTTTTTCTTCTGTTGGGTCCTCACCACATGGTCGCGGCAATTGACCATCCCTTCATCAAACAATTTGAAGAGTGCCGGATTGTAGTCCACTTCCTTGGACACAATCTTTCCATCCTGAAACACATACAACTCGGCACGCTGCATGTCCACCGACCCAATGTAGGTGTCCGGATTGTCCAGGATGTGCTCCTTGTCGGTTTTCTTCTGGTAGTTTTGTGCGAGAGACATTTTATATGTGTGTAACTACAATTTAAATTATCCTTCAATTTTATACTATTACTAGATGAGCAATTCAAATAGTAAGGATAAATGTAAAAACAAATGCGACGTGATTACCTTTTCAGAGAATAAAATGTCCACCAAAATGTTGCAAGCCATGATGTTAAAAATGGGGTCGGGAAAAATCAGTTACCACAACAGTCGAACCAAGAGCACACATAGAACCATTCTAAGTCTCGATTATGTCGAGAATCGTTTGTTGTTGTTGCGTTTCAGATACAAAATTTATTACTATTACGTGAGCTCCCTCTCTAACATTAACCGTGACCTCTATGCCAAGATTTTACAAATGTTAGATACACTGGTGGCTCAATTGACTACAGAGGAGCGTAACTTGGTCTTCAACATACCTCCTCCGGAAGAACCTGTGCCTGAAATGTTTGAAGACTCGGGCGTCGTCTTCAAGATTGTCGTAAAAAGAATTGTTGGATTTTCTCATTTTATCATTACCAACATAAAGAGCAATTACATTTTTGAAACGGGTCTGGTGTATACCTTTGACCTGTCTGACCCCACCAACCTAAACACGGCCTTTTGTCTCTCCCTCCAACAGGATGGCGTTGCGTATGACTGTCGCTATCATTTGACGCCAGGTCAGCCGGGAGCAAACATGAAGGTCTTTCTCTCTATAAACATTCCGGAGACTCGTCTATACGTCTTTAATCGAGATGAACCGATTGGTTCGATTCGTTATGAACAATGGGGATATTCCTATGAGTCTATCTTTGTAAACCGAGACAAACTGGTGTATGATACGATGACGGTGTCTTCGTTCCGAACCTTCGATACCTCTTATCTTAAATTTAACGTGTTTGAATGGTATGGTCCAAAAATAATGTTAGACCCCTATGTTTCTTCTGACCCAACTCAATCCTCGAATCCAGTGTATCTCTATAAAAACAATTATATGTATAAGCTCGGCATCGGAGTGCATTACATTTATCTTCACAACTACTATTCGATTGCATTTTTAACCAAAAACAATACCACCTTTGGGATTTCTTCTCAATACAACCGAGGTGTGAAATCGTTGGACGGTTTGTTTTTGGCAGGGGAAGGATTGAATGGGAATTATACGTTTCATTCCGGTATGATACGTCTCACCATTCTAGGACCGTTTGACCCGGTTACATTGTATAACGACAAGTATGGTTACATGGGAGGGTTATTCATGATACAATATAGTCCAACGAGCTTAGTGACTGCTGCTCCCGATGACTTTATTTCTACAAACACGGGTTCTCGTTATGGGTTGGACTCGCAAACAAGAATAAATACGTCCCCGTTCACCTTTCAAAATATACCCTATGCTTCGGAAAACCGTTTTGCCTTGGCCAAGGGCATGTATACGGTCTACAATACAAGCGACGTCCCGATAACTCTTCTGAATACAGGTAAGACAGACTGGATTACGATAGATAGTCTTCCAAATCAGGTGCGAAACGGCGTCGCACTAACAAGCACAAGGATAGGGATAGGACCCAAAGGAGAAGAATGCGTTTTTTATTATGGCGCCGTCATCCTTCGGGTCTATGGAAATTTTGGAAGTTGTTCTCTGTATAGCCCTCGTAAAGGTCGAACCGATGGAGGCTACCGAGGAGGTCATGGACTATTGGTCTATGATGAGACCTTTACCAATGTGCCTTCTTACACCGGTCGAGGATTGATTCCTCCTATCTTATCGTCGAATCAAACAACAAGCACCCTTGCACTCGAAACCTTTAAACCCAGTTCGGTCGTCGACCTTACTCTGGCGAGCTATACGTTGTTTCTAGGAGATATCTACATAGGCGCTACCAAATATGGAAATTCGTCTACGAATGATATGCGTTACGCATTGACTCCTAAAAACTACTTGTTTGTCTTTCAAGGAACCGTGACTCTCTATGGCCCAAGTGTTATCGAAAATACCTATACCTTAGGTATTACAAGCTACCGTATGGTCAATAACATACCCACCTTCCCCATCTATCGACCTGCGTCAGGTGCGTCAACCGCGTTTTATGTCAAGGATAGCATGAATCAAGACTTTTCGATTGTCCTTGAACAAGGAGGCAATAAATATACGTATTTTATGACCTATCAAACATCTTAATTCAAATAAATTTAATTTAATTTCTTCTTCTATGCTATATGACATTCGACAAGAAATACGGAACACGCGCAGAGGTGATGCATGGAGTTGCTGAGATGACGACCGGTCGTCGTCGTAAATCTTATTTCTTTAAGAATAAACATGGAGAGATTGTCTCGAAGAAGCTGAGTCTGCTCGCCAAGAAGGAGAAACGCCTGGAGAAGGCTGGCTACTTTACGCGAAAGGGAGTATTCGGAGCGTTTAAAAAGGATTCCAAGTCCAAGTCCAAGTCTGCCAAGAAAGCCAAGACCCGACGGAAGCTTTAAGACCGGCGCTTGGACTTAGATTTAGATTTTGTCTTCAACTTCGGTCGTTTCAAATACTTAAGCCTTCGGACCCTTCGAAGTGATTTGGCTAAGGGTCGCACACTCCCGCCAAACTTTTTCATCGCACAATCCATCTGGTTCATTCGATTATAAAGATGCTCAGGACCATCCGAATCCGTGTATTTTTTATAAGTGCAGCTCATATAAATAGTCATGAGTTAAAAAAGGTGATTTAATTTCTAGGGAAACACAAATGAACGATTCTCAGAAATTACAATTACATGAATTGATGAAACAAAACAATACCATCGACAACACACAACTCATTCGTGAGCTAAAACATAGTGTTTTGTTGAGAGAAAACATTCAACGTATGATGGACCTCAAGCATACGGTTCAAGAGCCTGAACTCAAACATCGATGCCAAGAAGAGTGTTATTTTTTGTATGAAAAATATACCGCCCTTTATCATCGTCTTTACAAAAACCGAGTGGACATGAACATCTTAGATACCTTTCTCCAGGTCTTGTCCAAGATTGAAGACGGTGTGTGCACCCAACAGGAGGCTTCTTTTGAAATCGGGACCCTCTTGAAACAGTTATACGTAGACCCTGAACTGGAAAAGAAAGGGCCTACGTTCAAGGTGTCCAAGAACATTCAATGGCAAGAGTATAAACAAACGGTCTTATCTTCTACTAGATGAACTTGGTCATTGTAGAATCTCCGTCTAAATGCAAGAAGATACAATCTTTTTTAGGGAAGGGGTATAAAGTGATTGCGACGTCTGGACACTTTCGGACCATTCCGTCGCTGGACCATATCAACCTAGAGACGTTTAAAATCAAATACGAGACCACGAAACCGAAAGTGGTTGCTCTATTGAAGAAAGAGGTGGAAGCAGCCAAGGAAGTGTTCCTTGCCACGGACGATGACCGAGAAGGAGAGACCATTGCTTGGCATGTTTTAAAAACCTGTAAACTACCCAAGACCACCAAACGGATTCTCTTTCATGAAGTGACGGAACGGGATATCACGCGCGCCATGTCCGAACCCACGGTCCTACGCATGAACCTAGTCTACAGTCAAATCGCCCGCCAAGTATTGGACGTGTATATCGGGTTTACCGTGTCACCCATGTTATGGAAATACGTGGGACATACGCTCAGTGCGGGTAGATGTCAGACTCCGACGTTGCGACTCGTGGCCGAGAGAGAACGAGCCATTGAGACAACGATTCACTCCAATACCTTTGTGGTGAAAGGGGTGTTTACCAATGAACGTATACCCTTTCATTTTTCCCGTAGTTTGTCTCAAGAAGAATCGATTCCTTTTCTTGAAGCCTTGGATGGGTATCCATTTACTTTGTCTCCACCCGAGACCAAAGAGGTCTCTGTGCCTCCGCCCAAAATCCTGGTCACCAGCACATTGCAGCAAGCCAACCTCGGCATGTCGCCGCAGCAAATCATGAAATGTGCTCAAACCCTTTACGAAGAAGGCTACATTACCTATCTTCGCACCGACCATGCTGAGTATAGTGAAGACTTTTTACTACAACTTGCCTCGTTTCTGAAAGAAGATTATGAAAGACCGAAACAAGCCACAAAAGGGACCGGGGCACATGAAGGTATCCGCGTCACTCAATTGTCGGTAACCGAGACAAAATTAGATGTCTCTACCGACAAACTCTACCGTTACATCTATCAACGCACCTTACAGAGTTGTATGAAACCCGCTCGCATGCTTCATATGACCTTTAAAATAGTCTACAAGGAAGATTATTTTTATTATACTTCTATCCAACCCATCTACTGTGGGTGGAAACATGAAACCGATGCCAAAGATTGGTCTAACTATTTACGATTTTTAACACAGGTTCAATGTAAACAGGTATGTATAGAAGAAACCACGCATCCTTTGTCTCACTGGACCGAGGGACACCTCATCTCTGAATTAGAAAAGCGGTCTATCGGCAGACCTTCTACGTATAGTCATCTCTTGGATACGGTTCAAGAGAGAAAGTATGTCATCAAGGGTAAAATCAAACGCCCTCCCATCACACTTTGGACCTATGAATACAAAGAGGGAATCGTGACCTCTTGTTCGAAGGAAGTCGAAGAAGAAGAAACCAATCGTTTGACGGTTACACCCCTTGGTCTAAAAGTGGAGGCCTTTTGTTATACCTATTATGAAACCCTATTTAACTATGACTATACGCGGATGTTAGAAGCGAACCTCGACCAAGTGGAGCAAGGGAACAAAGAGTGGACTGCCGTCGTTCAAGAATGCATGACCCATCTTTCCTCCATCGTCATTGATATGCCTTTGAAAAAATACGACAGTTTATATGTAGGTATACACGAGAAAACCCCTCTTCTCATCAAGCATGGAACCCACGGATATTATCTGGAACACCAAGGCGTCAAGCGCGCCCTTCAGTCGTATGAGAAAGTGGACTTGATAGAAGATTGGATTACCCAGCAAGCGGTTCCACCCGAAGAGATGGAAGGATTGATTACCTTTTTGAAAACAGAAAAAACACTCCTTACCATTACCGATAGTTGGAGCGTTCGTTCAGGGCCACACGGTCGTTATTTATTTTTCAAAGCAAAGACCATGAAGAAGCCCAAGTTTTATGCTTTGCCGGCAGAATATACCGACTCTACCGCCGAAGAAATAGAAGCTTACATTCGAAAAAAATATAAGACGATATAATATATGGAAAAGGAACCCAAAGATGGATTACTCGATGCAATCAAAGATGTATTGCGAGAGAAAGACGCACAAAAATCAACCCCTATTTTTGTCTCTCTCTTGGTGATAGGTGTCTTTGTCAAAATGACCTTGGCCTATGGATTGACCTCGGAAGATGGGTCCACGGGAGAAGCGAATGCGCTCATCTGGGGATACGGTATCGCCGTCTTCTCTCTCTTGGGTATTATTTTTGTCAACATCAAAAAGGGGTCCGATGACTGGAACTCGCTCCAGCGTTTGCCCTGGGCCTTGTTATTGACCCTCGTGTTGATGATGTGGATGATTGCGTTAAACGTTAAGTATTTTACCGCCATTAACAAGAAGGCCGTTCCACCCGAATACTTCTTATGGTCTTACTATTCTTCCATCTTGGTCATTTGTCTCATCTTCTTTTCGGTCATACAATATTTACAAAAGGGTCCAGGCAATGCTCAGCTTGCCAGCTATACGGCCATCTTTGCGTTCTTCAACGTTCTTCTGGTAGGTATCCAGCAAATCGTATTGGATTGTTTCTATGTAGACGGATAACACTCGATTTTACACGTAATCCCAATCGATTGGTCATTCTCCCATACACCCGAGACTCGCAGATAGACGCGTGGATTTTTCACGTAAGCACCATGATGACGTATCAGGGTTGTGTTCGGATGATTATAGACGATTTCCTTTTTGACATGTTTTTTGAGTGCCCCCAATATGTTCTGTTCGATACTGCGTAGTTGCTCTTCTCGGTAGGTAAAGGTATATTTAAACAACTTGTCGTCTTCCTTGATGATACTGGTTTCTGCATCGAGTAAAATATACAACGTATGGATAATAAAGATATGTGTATTGTATTGAAGTTTATAAAACTTTTTATAGCTAGAAAACTTATTGGGTATGGGAAGATAAAACGAGATTTGTTTATAGTTTATCTGTGATGGATGATGATAGAGGTTCATTACCTCTTTTCGTCATTTGTATTTATATGTTAAACAGATTAAAATATAAATAAACCACTTGTGTTTCGTATAACGATGGAGAATTCCATGATACTCTTTGGATTAGACCAGTCTTTGGTTTACGAAGAAGCGCTTACCACGTTACGTAAAAAAAGTCCTTCCCAATTACACTACAAACGAAAATGTGTCTTGGACCTTCAGGGCGAAACCTATACGTTTACCATGAGCGATATTCATTTTGAGATTGATTTCGAGAGAGCAAACATCTCGCAATCCATATGGACCGACCTCTATATCAAGATAAAGGAAATTATACAGATTAAAAACAAATTGACTCTGTTGTGCTGCCATTTTCATTTGATTGACCCCGACTTACTCTCGGTCTTTCATACGTATATGCGAGATACCAACATTACCTATCTATTTTTAACCAAACATGTCTCGTATTTCCCTTCGTGTATCAAAGAGATTTGTCTCCTCGTTCCGGTCCAGATACAGACGGTCTCTGCCTACGACACGCACCATGTCACTCGTTGTCAGGCAGTCGTCGACTATATTCTGAACGAGGAATACGATTTGACCAATGCTAGAGAGCTCATCTATAAATGGATGATTTATAATCTTGATATTTATGACTGTATCCAATACGTCTATGTTGAAATCTTCCGGCGCACACGGGTGGAGCTTCCGCAAGAAGACTTTCTTCTTTTCATGACAAATTACAACACGCGTTATAGGTCTATTTATCATTTGGAATATTTTATTCATGCTTTGAAACGTAGGGTTTCCAAGAGTTGGTCAGCCGTAAAGCGTCATTCACTCGAGTGATACGTTTCACGGTTTATCATCTTCTTCGCGTGCATCGCTGTTTAAAAGGACGTCTGGGGTGCTTGCGCGATGCTCCAGACTTAGGCTTGCCCAATCTTCGCCGGGTATACAAAATGGAATCAATCAAGTTCTGATAGGCTTTTGGAAAGACGCGTTTGGGCATGTTACTATATAAATATATTTTTTTTATCTTCTTATGAAGATCGTAGAGGCGTGTCTCTTGTTACAAATTAAACCCCATGAACGGTTTGATATTCCTCTGTTAAAAAAGAAATACAAAAAGGCTTGTCTCCTGCATCATCCCGATAAAAAAGGCAATGATACAGAATTCATACGTGTGAAAGAAGCTTATGCGTTTTTACTGACCCGTCCTGAGGATGAATTTATGGATACCATAGAAGAAAAGCGGTGGCGTCTATATGCCTACTGGTTGTCTCGTCTCGAAAACCCTCTCTTACATCAATACGTCATACAACCCATTCAACGACACTTGTCTAGCTACAAAACCTATGTGCTCGAACCTACACTTGAAAACATGTTGCGCAAGGATGTCTATTATTTAGAAGAAGAACAACTCTACATTCCTCTGTGGCATCAAGAATTGACGTTTTACAAAAAGATACGGGTTATCTTGAATCCAAAACTAGGCAAGGCGATACTCGACGAGGAGAATAATCTATACGTCGCCATAGAACCGACTGACACTTGTCTCCGTTTTGGAGACATAAGTATTTTAATCACAGAGGAGGATAAAAAAAGAGGTCGTATCCTTCAACAGGGGATACCACGTCTTTCAGAAAAAATATACGATGTAGAACATTTAGCAGATATTATTATTCAGGTATAACTTACCTTGACTTATACTGCAGCCGCAGTCTTTTTCTTGCTTACCTTTTTGACAGGCTCAGCTGACTCTACGACAGGCTCTACGACCGGTGCGACAGGTTCAGGTGTCGGCTCAGAGACTGTCTCAGCGACTGTCTCGACAGCTGTCTCAACAGGTGTTGGAGTAGGAGTTGGTGTAGGTCGAGGCGCTTCGTCCTCTCCGTCACTTCCATAGCCGCTCTCCTGTGTAGGAGTAGACATGGCCAATCCAGGAATGTAGCACTTGCCCTTCTCGAAAGTCTCAGGTGGCTTCACTGCACACTGACTCAGCTTCCAGGTGACACCAAACTTAGAGCCGGTAATCCAAATACCTCCGCACATGAGAGTGCAGCAGACATTGCTTCCCTTCTGAACCACTGCTTCGGGTCCTTGACCGTTGTCATTGGGGAAGATTTGATTGCTCTTGAGGTCATAGACCTCGAACTTGGGCTGACCATCCCAAATCGGAAGCTTGATTTTAAGGGTTGGCTCACGGGTCTTGTCTAGGCTTCCGTCCATGAGGTCTTTGTTCTTGGGATACTTGAGCATGGGGGTCCAGAACGCTTGAACCACCTCATCTCCATATTTCTTCCCAAACCAATCCCTCGAATTGATAGCGGCATCTTGGACAATCTTCTCTTCCATCTCCATCATCATTTTCTTCAGTCCACGGGTAGCGTCCGTCTCGAACTCCTCCCGCGGGAACTGAATGTTCATATCATACGACGTCGTTCCATCATCGTTCTTGTGTTCGTTCACTCCGTAGGTCAGCATCATCGGGGTGTGAATCATCAGAGAACGGCGCGTGGTCGAATTCGTAATGTTGATACTCTTACCTCCCTTGGTATTTACACGAGGCTTTCCGTAAACCATCTGGGTCGTTGGTGCGAAGTTGCTAGCGTTTACAATGAGGGAAGACATTTTACTTATAACACTAAGGCCTTTCCTTTAAATCAATTTTTATTTTATTACCCCCAAAGATTGAATGCGTCAGGAAAAGATATTAGAATAATCGGTTAAATATAAATCCTACTGTTATATCATGACCCACAAGATTCGAACGTTTCACGATTTTAATTATTTGAAAGAACGCAATTATACCGTCAAGGATTTAAAAGAACTGTATCTTTTGTTCAAGCTAAAATGGAAACAACGGAAGAAACTCGAAGTCATGGATGACCTCTATACGACATTACGAGACAACTCTTACGCATGCATGATACAGAAATATTGGAGACGATACATGGTGGTATTGTTTCATCGAAGCCAAGGACCCGCGCGTTTAAATCGTTCTTTATGCAACAACGAAGAAGATTTTCTAACCACCGAGTCTGTTCAAACCATAAACTATCGGTCCTTTATTAGTTTCACGGAAGACGACAAGTTTATCTATGGATTTGAGGTGGGGTCCATCTTTACGTTGTTGGATAAAAAGATGAACTACAATCCTTATACGCGCAAACCGTTTAGCCCTGAGACGAAGAGACAAATCGAAAAACGTGCTTTGTATAATCGATTGTTGTTTCCCTCCGAGACGGTGATTGAGAGAGTCTTAACCTATGAACAGAAAATCATCGGATTGTTTCAGAAAATGGATACACTTGGCAATTATACACAAAGTGAATGGCTGCTTCGACTGAACGAGGTTCAACTCAAACGATTTATCTTTGAACTGTATGATATCTGGGAGTATCGAGCCCATTTATCGAGTCAAACCAAACGCCTCATCTGTCCTCCCAATGGAACACCTTTCCACAATATACCGATGATGGCGCTGGAAGGTTCTCATCCTCCCCTTGAGATTTTAAAACAATACATTTATTCGATACTCCATGATTTATTGTATCGTTCCAATCAAACCGAATATCAAATCTTGGGTGCTTATTATATCTTATCTGCTCTCACCTTGGTCAGTATGCAAGCGGCGGATGCTTTACCTTGGTTGTATGAATCGGTTCTTTGAAGTATAACCACTTTATTTTTTATTTTTCTATTTTCTTTTTTGTTTCCTTTATCGAGTTGAAATAATTAAAAGAATTAAATTACAGTAAAAATGAATATAAAAAGAATGCCTATGGTTATGTATAATGTCTGCTATCAAAGAGCCTAAGTCAAAGCAAACCAAGCCTAAGGCCCCAAAGAGTGTTCCAGTGGAAGTCCCGGTCGAGGTTCCTCCCCCAGCACCTATAGAT